ATAAGCAACGTACTCTCTCTTGTCATTAGGTCCTGTTAACTGCGTCAGTGTCCAGCGTTTATCAATACCTCGTATAACATTATAGTTATATTTATCTTCAAGCAATTTGCATTGTACAACTGTTTCAGAACCTAACTTTGATGTTGTTGTAGTAGTGACATAAACTGGCTCGCCTATTCCTCTTATAGGGCTAAATAATACTGGCATTTAATAACCACCTACTTATAATAAAATTTCATATCAAAAGTTACTGACTTAACCTGTTGATTAAAAGCGAAATCATTCCAACCAGGATAGAATTTAGGTTGAGCGTTTGTACAACGATGATTAATGGGAGTGCCGTTTCTCCACGTTTGAACTCCGTCATACACTATCTTGTCGCCTTTTTTCAAACTAATATTACTTATTTTCATATAATCAGATTTTCCTAACGTAAATTGGAAGCTTTCTTTACTGCTTACATTTTTACCTAAAACGATAGTTACTTTCTTATAGAGTTTAAATTCGTTATTAGGTACATTTCCATGGTAATAAACACTGTTATTCCAAATATTAGTAAAAGTGTATGTTCTTTTGTCGTTTTCTTCGTCAAATGGTACTAACATATCATTAGACCATAATGCTTTGTTAGGTTTGTTCTCTAAATCTAAAGAAGTACCAATACTCTCGGCAAAAGGTATTTCAATTGTTTCAAAAACTAAGTCGAAGTTAATCACATTACCTTTATTATCAGGTGTTATTACTGACGAACATTTAACTTGATACTGTTTACCACTAGTATAGTAATTATCGTTCATCATATTATGATCGAATACTGGATAACCATATTTATCGTACGATTGATAGTCATCTTCCGTCGGTTGTAAAAACTTGTAATTATGCTCTTCGGCATATCTAAGTTCTCTAATCCATACAGGTTCAGTGTTTACTGTTAAATCATAGAATTTATCTCGTAATCTTGGTATATCATTAAGTTTTGTACTAACAACATAGCAAGGTACCGTAATTTTCCTTTTACGGTACTGACTACTAAGTAACATACGACCACTTGTGTTTTCTTTTGTTTCATAGTTGTCCTCTATCTCCGGGCTTTCGATGACAATATCTTTCACTCGAAAACCGAAGTCAGACAACTTGTATTTAGTGCCATCTTTTTGTTTAATTTCTAAATCCATTGCCTGACCTCCTAGAATGTGAATGTGGCATCTCTATCTGCATTTTGTCCGTTGACAATATGAGTTAAAGCATCGTTGTTAACATCCATTTTTACAGTTACAACACGTTGTGATGGATTTGTTTTGATATTGTGTGTATGTTGCACTTGAGCGTTCATATTAGCGTTTACTTTCTTCATGTTGGAAGTAATGTCTGGTACTGCTAAATTGCTATTAAATGCTTCTGTAATACTATTAGCCATGCTACCCATACCACCGATAACATTTTTACCTTCTTTATTAATTCCGATGCCTAAACCTTCCATAGTCCATACACCGAATTGTTTAAATAATTTAGAAGGTGAACCAATGTGTAAAGCATTTTTAGCTGCATTAACTGCTCCCATTACTACATTACGTGCAGCATTAACCAAATTACGCGCCATACTAACAACACCGTTAATCATACCTTGAATTAAATCAACACCAACTTGTCTCATATGGCTAATAAAACTACGTGCAGCACTTACTGCATTTGATACACCGCTTGTCACAGAACTAACCACTCTAGCCATGCCACTTACAACTGCGCTTATCATACTAGACATTGCTGACATGACAGCACTAACCATATTTCTGAAACCACTTGATACAAAACTAACTGCTCTCGATACCGCACTAGAGATAGCACTGACGATTGAATTCCAAATACTAGAGATAATACTCATGATAGAACTCATAATTGACGAAGTAATTCCTAGTAAATTCGACCAACCACTTGATACGAAAGATACAATAGTTGATACAACTGTACTGACTATAGTAACTATTGTTTGCCATATTGTAGATATCACAGACGATATTGTAGACATTATAGTACTTGTTATAGTAACCAACGTTGTCCACGCAGTTGTGACAAATATAACGATGATATTAACGATAGTCATAACGACCGTTGATATCGCTGTCCAAATAGTTTGTGCAATAGTAACAAGAACTGTCCAAATAGTTTGCGTAACTGTAACAATTGCAGTCCATACCGTAGTAATAATTGTAACTAATGTTGTAATTATTGTAGTTATTACTGTGACAATGGCTGTCCAAACAGTCTGTGCCACTGTAACTAATATTGACCATTGTATTTGTGCTAAAGTAACAATTCCGTTCCATATGTTAGCAAGGAATGTACCTAAGCCAGTAACTACAGAAATAATAGCATTAACAATTGAATTCCAAATTGAAATTGCAATACCAATTAAAGCACCAAATATTGTACTAAAGAAGTTGACTGCATTTTGCCAAGTTTGTTGTAGATATTTACTCCAAATATCCCATATAGCTTGAGCTGCAGAAACAATGTTTTGCCAAATTGTTTGCCCAACTTTTAATATTGTTTGCCAAGCACCCGACCAGTCGCCACTAAGTATCTGTAAAGCTACGGTAATAATGCCAATGATCACATCAAAAGCAACTTTAATAACTGTAGATATTACAGTCCAAACCGTACTTACAACAGCAACTAAAGCTTGGAAACCTTGAGAAACAATTGGAGAAATTAACTTAACTGCTGTTTCAACAATTTGCACGATAGTATCCCAAACATTTTTAAATAAAGGGACTAAAGGTGCCATTATATTTTGAGCTTGAGATAATAAATCTCCTAAGAAGCCAATAACTGCTTGTATCGCTGCTCCAACAGCACTTTTAATAGCTTCCCATGCTCCTATGATTGCATTGCGTAAAACTGACGAGGAATTCCATAAGGCGACGAATATAGCTATAAGTGCAGCTACACCTGCAATGATTAACAGTATAGGTGCGTCTATTGCAGCAATTGCAACGCCAATAGCTTCGAATACAGGAGCTAGTGCCGACGCCACAGACATTAACGCTTCTATAACTGTTCCGGCGCCTGTAAATACTTTGATGAATGTTCCAATAAAGTCGATAACACCTAAAATAGGTGGTCCGAGTGTCATGAATACACCTGCTAAAGTTACGATCAAACCTAGAAGCACTCCGATGGCTGGGTGTGCAGCTGTTAAGTTTTTAATGAACTCTGTCATAGCAACAGCTACATCTAAAACTTTTGCAGCTAACGGAGCCATAGCAGTCCCAACGTTTATGATAATCATTACTAAGTTACCTAGTAACGATATTAATTTAGGACCGTTAGTGTTAACGTATTCCATGAACTTTTTAAATCCGTCTGATTTAGCAACAGTAGCACTCCAAGAAGCGAACTTTTCTGACATTTGAGCGAGTGACTCTAAAATAGAGTGAGTGTTAGGTGCGAATGCTTTCATAAGGTTGAAAATACCTTTGAAAGTATTGGCGAATATTTGACCTATTAACGGTAAATTTTGTTTTGTATATTCGATAAATGATTTGATAGCTTCTTGACCTGCAGAAGATTGCGCCCATGAGTTGAAAGCTTGACCCATTCTTTTAAATCCTGCAGCAGCCCAATCTGCAAGTGGAGCTAACTGTGTGAGAACACTTATAACACCACTTCCGAAGTTGCCAGCAGCGCTTAACATGTTGTTGAATACACGGACACCTGTCGTTCCCATAACTTCAAAGAATTGTTTAGCTACTTGAGAATTTTTAGCCCAATCAAGCATTTTAGCGCTTGCTTGTTCCATTCCTTTAGATACACCACTAATAAAAGGAGACAAACCTGCTAACGCAACTTTCATAGTATTTAAACTGTTAGCCATTGTGTTGAATATTTGGGATTGGTTTTGCTTAATAATGCCTTCCCAAGAACTTTTCAACCCATCTAAAGCTGATTGATAACGTTGTGTTGCAGCTGTAGCTTGTAGAGTTCCATCATTAAGCATTTTAATAGCACTTGCAGCCATAACTCCAAATCCCATAACGCCACCTGCAGCAACACCAAATGCAGCCGCTAATCCTGCAGCTCCACCAGCTACAACCCCGATAGCATTAAGAACAGCAAATAATGCAGGTACCATTGAAGCGATGATAGGAATAACTAATGTGATATTGGATATTAAAGAACCTTGTATCATATTAGAAATTACTGTCCCTATTGTTCTAATTCTTGTTGCTAAAGCGTCCCAAGAGTTCATAGAGCTATCGATACCAGCTACCATCGCTCTAAATGCTCCTTGTGCTTTGTCAGAGTCAACATCTATCCTAGTGTGTATTCGGTTAGGAATTGAACGTAACATCGCTTTAAGCGCCAAAATTTTAGAAACTGCAGCGCCTTCGTTAACTTCTACAGTAGCTTTCGCTTTTTGCCTAGCAAAACTATTGAGCGACTTCTTAGCTTCTGCTATAGCTACACGAGCTTTTGTAGCATCTGCATCTAAATGAGCACTGTAAGAGTTACCATCAAACATATCTAGGTCTATCTGTAACTTTGATAATGTTGTAATTGCTCTTCTAGCGTCCACATCGGCATGCGCATTAGCTGTTGAACCGTCAAAGCGTTCTAAATAAGCTTGTGCTTCTTCGATGTTAGCTTTTGCGCTCGTTACATTAGCGTCAAGTTCAGCGTCTCCTCTGTAAGCGTCGAATTTTCTTACGTATTCTTCTGCGATAGCAACTTTAGATTTAACTTCATCAATATCAACATCTAAGTTACCTTCTGCTTTAGTGTTGTTAAATGATTCCATAGCTGACTTAGCACTTTCTACCGCTCTTTTCACACCAGAAGAGTCTGCATCAATTTCGTTGTCTTTGATTTTCTCCATAGTACTCTTAAAGCGTTCTGCACTGTTTTTAGCTGCTTGTATAGCACTTTTAAATTTCTTAGCATTAGCTTCTATTGTCGCCTTAATACTGTAATTAGCTTCTGCCACGTGTTCCCACCTCCTTATTTATTTAATTCTGCAATTTGTTGTAGTAAGTCTTTTGGTGGTTTGTTTTCCTCAAATTTGGCTTCTGAAGCGAATTTGACAGGTTCACCTTTGTTTAATCGTTGAATGTTTTCTTGATAGTGCATAATATCATCGGCACTTTTGAAGCGATATTCTGTTTCGCCTTTTTTACCGCCACGTTTCTTTTTCTCTGCAGCAGCGTCTCTAATAGCAAATGCTAATTTGTACATATCCATATCTCTATCTAGTTGTTCATATTCTAAGGCGTACATACGATAGTTAAACTCTCTAAGTGTCATTCGCTCTATAACATCTAAATCATATATTTTGAGCTTACTCATGCATAAGATAACAATACGATCAAACGTTAAAAGTTCTTCCTCTACTTCTTGCTGTTCTTTTTGTATTTTTTCGGAACGAGGTTTTGGGTTAAAACACGCTTTCCCAGTTCCTCGATAACTTCATTACAGAATTCTTCAAGACCAGTATTTTCAATAACATTCTCAACAACTTCTTCTAAGTCTTTTTCTGTTTTAGGAGCGCCTTTTTCTTGTGCTGTTGCAGCTTTAATCACTTTTGCAACATCTACTACACTGTGGCTTTCTAATGCAGGTACTAACATTTCTGTACCTTTACCAAAGTTAACTTGTTCAGCTTCCATGCCCATTTCTTTATCAATGATGTTTAAGAACTTTAATCCAAATGATAATTCGATTGTTTTACCGTTAAATTTGATTTCCATATTTTTAATTACCTCACTTTATTTTATTAGTCAAAAAGAAAAGAGGGCTTTGATGCCCTCATTGTTATACACTTTCTACTGTGCTAGGTTGGTTAGGTTGTGGGATATCTTCTGAAGCAAGACCATCGTTGGCAGGATCTGCAGCAATAGTATCGTGGAAGCCATAAGCTGCTTTGTTTTTCTCGATTTGTTCTGGTAAAGTAGCCCATCCACGTATCTTTTTAAGATATACACCAAATTCTGTTTCAAATTCTGCGATATCATCAGCGTCATTTGTACGGTCAATACTATTCCAATAACCTTGACGATATTCAGCTTTGTATTTACCTTCCGGATTTTTCACTTTTTTGTTAATGACCCATAATTCATATGGTACATCTTCTTCTGTAGCGTCCTCGATTTCATCGCATAACGTATCATCTTGATTCATATAGCAAGTGATAGTTACAGTTGACTCTAAAGTACCTCCAGAGTTAACAGGACCATCAACAGTAGCTTCTGTATCTCTATCTTTTTCAGTTTCGCGTTCTAATTCTGTTACCCACATTACTTTATTTGCATCTTTTTTATCGCCAGCCTTACGAATCAAGACTAACTCATCAGTACCTTGTTTAATTGCCATAGGTTTTGCCCTCCTAAAAAATTATATAAAAAAACAAGCCAATTAATGACTTGTGTATTCAATATTTATTGTTATATGTGATAATGCTTGATTACTTTCTATTTCGATAGCTTCGTTGATATCTAACTGTGGATTAAACAAACTAAAACCATCGAGTTGAATATCGTCTAACATGATATTTTGAACTTGCATAAGCAAGTTATCGTTTATCCCTTTATCATCATCTAAACCCCACAAATGAACGGTAGCGGTAGGATTACCACCGAAACTGTCAAAAGTTAACACGTTCATGCTATCTGTAGTAGTTTGAATAGCGATAAAGGGATAAGACAACTCTTGGTTTAACTCTTTTGTTTCAATAACAGGGACATCAAGTTCATTAAATTTTTCATATAAGTAATTAAATAGTTGAAGTTTAGCTGATTGTTTCATTACATGCCCCCCGTTTTACCGTTTATTAATTTCTCGAGGTCCTCTCTGACTTTTCGAGTGTATCTTTCATAAATAGGGAACATAAACGTTTCAGGAGCCATGTAACGCGTACCATATTCTAAAAAGCCACTATATCCTGCATTAGAGGTAATAGCATACTTCATATCGCCAATTTTTGTATCTCTGATCATTCTAGCTAAATTTCCTGTCCAGTAACCTTTATTCATCACTGACTTAGCACTCACAACAGTATCTTTAGCAAACTCGCCAGCATTATTTTTGAGCACTTCGTCAACATCATCATCAATGCTACTGTGCATTCGATCTAGCTTTCTAATTAGAGCATCGATATCTCCAGCCACTATTTAACCTCCTCTGCATAGAATACAGTGTCGTGTTCATAGTCGATACGTTTAGTGATAATGTACTTTGAATCTTTGATATAAGCATGAGTCACTTTTGGTTCAAAACGACCATTTAAGCGAATGACGTTAATATCTTTGGTTACATCTCCATACTCAAGATTAGTACGTTGCGGGGATAAAGGAGATGTATTACAAGGAACTTCGTTGTACACTTGTTCCTTAACATCGTACTTACTTGTTTTAGGATTGTAACCACCTTTAATTTCCTTAGAGAACTTCACACGTTTGTTGTATCTCAATAGAAAACACCTCTACCACGTTTACTTGTCTCTTTGGGAAATAAAGCATCAATAACATCCATATACTCATCAAAATCATTACTTTGAAAAGTATTAGAACGTCCATCAATACTTTCTTGCGTCATTCCTTCGGCGCCAACACGATTAAAGCGTTTGACTGATACTTCTTCCACGATGTACTCGAGTCTTTCAGGTATTTCCTCGGTTTCAAGTGGGAGTAAACTAATCAAACGCTTTTCTGTATTGTTTATGATTATTTTGAGTAGTTCATCTTGCTTATCATCATCGATAGAGAGTAACATTTTTACATTTTCTAATGTAGCCATGTTATCCCTCCAACGTTTTTATAATTACCGCTTTTGTATCATCTTTAGATACGTCTACGCCATGTTTTTCAGCTATTTCTAACAATTCAGCTTTTGTTGCTTTAGCATCAACATCTAAAGCGATATACTGCTCGTTATATACGTTTTGTTTATGGAATAGTTGTTCGATACGTTCATTAGTAATATCAGTGGAGAATTCATCTCCTACTTTATATTCTTTACCATCTTCTTTATCTACGAACGGTCGAATTACTTTGTAAGAATAAGCCATTGTAAGACCTCCTAGATTAATTATACGGTTTCAGTATTTCCACCAGTTGAATCAGTACCAGCTGTTAATTTAGCAAATGCTTTGTCATCTGCAATATGGAATGCAACATCCATAGTCACACGTAAAGCGATTAATTCTTGTTCGAATAAGTTTACTGGTGAACCGTCAGCATTTTGTACAGTTGATAATTGACCATCTTCTGAAATTTTGTAAGACAAGTTGTAAGGGATGCCGTAGAATACTTTGTTGAAATCTCCAGCGTATAAGTCGCCTTTTTTGAAATTGTCTGATTTAAGGTCAACTACAGGTAATCCATCTAAAGTGTTGCTTGCACGGTCATAGTAGCTTTCTTTAGTATCTTTATCGCGAACTCCACGTAACGCAGTACGGTTTTGAGTTTTAGATAAGAAAGCGTTAGGTTCAACATCGTGTTCCAATAAAGTGTCCTCTAATGCTAATACGTTATCTAAGTTAATATCACCATTCACAACATTTTTAGAAGAAACAGCTGATTGTTCAACGGATTGTTTGAACGGGTTATCAATGTTTAATAAACCGGCTTCATCAAACTTTTTGTAGAATTGTTCTGCAATTTGAGGTTTCATTGCTTCAAAGAAACGAGAATAAGTGTAGTTTAAGTATTCACGTGACGCTAAAACAATTACAGCTATTTTGTGTGAACGCATAGATGCTTCAAGTAAGCTAGGTTTAGAAGTTTGAATTTTTTGACCTTCTCCTACCCAGTAAGCACCTGGTTTATCTGCCCAATAAGTGAACTTTTTCTCTGATTTACCACCCATATCTTGGTATTGACCTAATTTCATGATTTTAGAGTTTTGCAATACATCTAAAAGAATAGGCTCGTTGAAATCGTTTAACAATTCCCCTTCTTTGTGCTCATGCATCATTACATTATCTGGATTGAATGTTTGTGGGTTTACTTTTACCATTTAAAATGCCTCCATTTTATTGAATTATTCTATTTTGTCTTGCTATTTCTGCAAAACTATCACTTGTCTTTTTGTTACTAGATACATCACTTCGTTGTCCAGACGGCGTTGATTGACGAGTAGCTTCTTTTACTTGTTCTTGAACTGCTCTGTCGAAATCTTCCTTAATCGCGTTGACAACTTCATTGATTTGTTCGTTATCTTCCAAATGGATTAGTGACTCTGCAAATGAAGTAGGTAGACCTTTGTCTTTAAGGTCGTTCTCCACATCAGCTTTGAGTTCACGTAATCTGAATTCCTTTTCCTTTTCTGCTAAGGCTTGTTCACGTTTCTCAAATTCTTTGTCTTTCTTCTCTTTTTCAGTTAACTTAGCGTAGCTTTCAGCTTCAGAACGTGCATTTTCAACAGCTTCTTTTAGCCTTTGTTCGAACTTTTTCTCTTGATTTGCTAATGCTTTATTTACAGCCTTGTGTTTTTGACTATCTAACTCACTTTGAGTTAATTCAAAAATTTCTTTGTCATCATCGCCTTGGTCATTTCCACTTTGTTTACCTTTTCCTTCAGGATCATTTGGATTATCTTCAGCGAAATGCTGTAAATTTAGCTTTAATCGTTTAATTTCATTCATTTATATCGTCCTTTCAAACAGTCTTAACACGAATGATTTTACGCATAAAAAAAGCACCCATTATAGTGCGGTTAAGCCCAATAAAGTGTGCTGATGTTTATGTTTATTACATTGTATTAATCCAGTTGATTATGTTATTAGCAGTTTAATGACTTGCTTAGGTCAAAATATTATTTTAAATATGAAAATCCATATTCGTCAGTAGAAACATTAGTTTTTTGAATCACTGGTATATCTCTTTTGTTTCTAGATAATAAATCTAGATGTTCTCTACTACCTTCACTTAATCTATAACTTTTAACTGTTTCGTAACCTGGATATGAACTTACTGTCTTTAATTCGTATACTTCTATAGCCATTTCAGCTAACACCCTCTAAATAAAATTTTTAGGTTTAAACTCTTTCTCTTTCTTCTCAGGCTCTTTCTGCTTCACTTGTGCTTGGTTACTAGGGTTCGAGTCATTCAATCTTTTCAATTCATGTTGAATGCCTTCAAGAGCTTTAACGATACGTTCGTTACACACCGTCTCCACCCTCTTGAATTGCATCAACAATTTTGTCTATTTTTTCTTGTGTCGTCATACTGTCATTAATGATATCTGATGGCTCTTTATTAAATATCTGATTGTATTCGTCATACACATCATCTAATCTATCTTGCAAGTAACTTTCATCGTACTTGTCATACTCATCGATTGTATCACTATCAAGTTCGGTTATATCATAAAGACCATCTTCTGTTTCGTAATCTTCTTCATATTCTTCTAATTCATCTCCAGGACCACCAAGACCCTCTAAGAAGTCTATATCCTCTTGGTCGAAGTCATCTGAAAAGTCGTAACTTTCTTCCCAATTTTCTTCTTCTTCAAATTCTTCGTCGTCTGGATCCATGAAGTCATCTTCATATTCTGAATCTTCTTCATCGCTAAAGTCTGTATCGATAACTTCTTCTTCTTCCCAGTCAGCATCTTCATAATCGCCTATGGAATTATCTACAATTTCTTCTGCCGTACCTTCGTTGGTAACTGGCGGCGTATTTGTTACATCGTTTGTTTCTGCCAACTACAACACCTCCTTATAGTGAATATCTTCCTTTGCGTTCTTCAAAGAATTCATCTCTCCAATTAGGATTGATGTGTGGCGCTACAGCACTCCGACAAAAAGGGTGCATAGGCGGAGCGTTCACACCAGGCTTCATATCTTTGACTTTAAATACTTTATTGTTTAAGTGCCTACAGGTTTTTGTAGTCTTACCATCAATCTTAGCGTGATATTCATATTCTGCATCAGATCCATGTTGTTCTAACATATGACGCTTTGCAGCTAATGTTTGTACTCTAGCTGTTTCTGTTATGAGTAAACGTCTTATTTCATAAGTACTATTACCTGTTTCTTTCCTGAATTCTTTCACAAACTCATAAGGGTGTCGTCCTCTTAACAATACTTGGCTTGTAGCCTTTTCAACATGAGCACGAACAACTTTCATATCACGCCATAAACGACGTGACCAATTAGAGTTTTGAAATGGAGCAGTGACAATTGTTTTTACATCGTTGAGTGATACATGTATTGTTTCGCCTAAAATACCTGCTTGTTGCTCAAGAGAACGATAATAGGATGATTCCATGTAATTATAAATAGATTGCTCTATACGAGCATATGAGTACGTTACAATGAGCCCTAACTGTGCTTTAAGTAACTTCTCTCTATTCACATACATCGCTGTGTTGTATTGTTTAAGTTCTCTGTTCGCTCTATCGCTAAAGTCATTGTTTTTAACGTATGACCTTGCTTT